AGGAACTAGGGGATGTTGACCGTGTTACACTTATCGATCCTCTTGATTATGAGCCATTTGCAAACTTGATGGCTAAGTCCTATTTAATTCTTACAGATTCTGGCGGAATTCAAGAAGAGGCCCCCGCTCTCGGTAAACCAGTTCTCGTATTGCGTGATACTACAGAACGCCCAGAGGCTGTTGATGCTGGTACAGTACGCCTTGTAGGTACTGATAAAGACGCGGTATATAAGGCTGCTCATGAGCTATTACATGATGCAGCAGCGTATAAGACGATGTCGAATTCGGTTAACCCCTATGGTGATGGCAAAGCATCTGAGCGTATCTTGCAAGCGTTACGTCACGAGTTCTTAGGCGATGCTAATCGTCCTAATCGATTTGGTAAATAATATGGACAAGGATATGGTGAAAGCTCTGGCGATGGCTACATCGGCAGGGCTGACCCTTCTATTTTGTATCGGTGGATTTATCTGGATAGGATATAAACTGGATACATGGATGGATACCATGCCATTATGCATGGTTATTCTTGGATTAATCGGTGCCCTAACAGGCTTTTATATGTTATATAAACAAATACAATAATGCTATAAAGCCGGTAAATATACGTATTTACCGGCTTTATTTATTTACAGATTGTTTTAAATTCTTTAAACTTAGCTTGGTTGCTCAACCGTTGCTCAACTTTTGGCGAAAGTCAAAGACACGTAATCCTCGCCTAAAAGGATATCCTTATCAGGTAATTTATTTACTGCGGCCACTAACTCAGACACATCTTTATGGATATATACTTGATTTGTTACATCCGAATGTCGATGACCTAATATGGTTTTTGTTGTAGCTTCCGATATACCGATGTGAATCAACAAGGTGGCGCATGTATGCCTTCCATCGTGCGGAAGGTGCCCAGGGAAATGTTTGTTTAAGTAGTTGCGAATAGCTACTAATAAATGCTTAGGAGTATCTTTTGGAAGTAAATATTCGTGTCGTTGGAAGCTACTTAACTTATACCACTCCTTAATGAATGGTAGGATAGATTCTGCAATCGGTATGATGCGGTTTTTACCCGCCGCGGTTTTACTACCACCGATCATGTATCTATCTTTAATGTGGACATCTTTTAGTTTAATGCTTTGGATTTCACCAGGTCGCATTCCTGAATATATGTAAACTAATAATATGCGAGCATCCCGGTCTGTATTTGCTAGTTCCCATAAACGAGATATTTCAACAGGTGTAAAAGGTTTATGGATTTCAGACTTTACCTTTTGAGGAAGCGTTACAAGCGCAGCATAGTTCTTATCAACGATATCATTTTTTATGGCAGCGTCAAAAGTTGCTTTCAGAGCAGTTTTAATTTGTACAAGGGTTGTGTGGCTTTTATCCGCATATCTATCAATGACGTCTTGCATATGTGCGAGTCTTATGTCCTTGATAGGTATTTTTAGTAGATGCTCAACCTTCTTTTTATTGTAAAGATAGCCGCCTTTTTCTAAAATAACCCCTTTACGTATCTTATCTTCAATCATCCATTCCCAACATTGGCCAAAGGTCGTATCTTTGGTCTCGTATTGTGGTGCGTTAGCATCATAAGCGGATAGTGCATTATATGCTTCCTTTTGCGTGGCAAAGGTGCCTATGGATTTACGTAAGGGTTTACCCTCAGAATTGTACCCAAGAGTCACCACGGCTCGGTATGGCTTACGTAAGGGCTTATGTTTCATTTTATAAACGGAACCTGTTCCGTTGGCTCGTTTCATGGCCATAATATGTCCTCCTTGTCAGGTAATGCGCAGAGGATGTATAATAGTGGCATCGGAAAAACTGAATACACCTCTGTGCTATTTGGTTTTAAGCGGCAGCATCGTTTACTCGGTGCTGCTTTATTTTTTTTACGATTAGGGGGTTACTGGGATATCTATTGTACGTGTATCCATATTCTCTCCTTTATCACAAAGCCAGTCATTATGCGCTTTCTTCCGATTTTGTTGACGTCAACAAATTCGAAGCAACCTGCACGATGACTGGCTTTTTCAACAAAAAGACCCATCCTGGTGCGCTGTAGTCGTTAAACCCTGAAGCGTGGATGGGTACTGGTATCTATAGTATATCACGCGCGGGCAGAGTATACTACTTCAAGCCCATTTGCGTTTTGCTGTCCACGGTGCCATCTCCGCCGAAGGTGATAACAATATTAGAGCCACCGGAATTCATCCAAGTATAAAGAGAGGATTGCACGCCCATAATTTCTGTTTGTGTAGACAAGCGACCTTCACTGCCTAAAATTTGTTTTACTTGATCGTAAGTCATGCCAGCTTGAATTTGATTGAATTGGTCAAGGGTAATCTTGTTTCCGCTTGGTTTTAAGAATGCAAGGCTGGCGATAGATTTGCTATTAAGAGACCCGTTTTGAAACATTAACGTCATATGCGCATTATCAACCACAAAGTCATAGGATTGCGTTTTTATATCCGCAATCACATTTTCGTGTGTTAGTTTACCTTCTACGCCAAGTGCATTTTTTACTTGTTCATAAGAAGAGCCCATCGGTAGGTTTACGAATTTATCATAAGCTACTTCCGATTTTGATGGAGCTTTTGCTTCTTGGCTCTGCGATGTGCTTGGTTTCGATTCTGTACTCTGGTTAGAATCGTGGCCGCAGGCGTAGGATAAACCGATAAATACAACAACAGCTAATAAGAATCCTTTTTTCTTAGTCATTTTTAAAATCTCCCTTTTTAAAAAATATATACTAACGCCAATTGGCGTAAGTTAACTAAATTAAAAGAATCGGTGGTTTATGATTACCCTAGGTACTTACTAAAGAATATTAAAGGAAACGGATCTAGCGATACCAATTAGTGGAGTCGCTTTGTCTATCATACTAAAAGGGTAATATATAGGTTCAACAGTGTTATTAAAGGCCCCAGGTGCGTATGTGATTATACCTGATAAATCTGGAGCATAATAAAACACTCTTAATACTACGTATGGAGCCATTATCTCTCCTTTATTATTAACCGTTTGAATAGCTAATAATGTCTTATGCGGGAATAAAACTTCGTTATTAGCAGGAGCCGAAACGAAGACGCTGTCGCCTTGTTGGATTCGAGGCGCAAGAGCATTATCCGCAACAGAAAAAGGTGTAAGGCCCGCTTCTTTTTTGATGGAAAATTTTATTGCTTTATATTCTGGGAGATGTATAGCCGTATCTGGGGGATTTGTAGCCGTAGGCGAGGCATTGCTAGAAACGACGGTTCCGTGGGTACTGCTATCTTGAATATAGTTATCGTCTTTCCAACCCATCAAATATGCCGGAGAAACCCCATAAAATCTGGCTAACTCCTCTATTTTATTAGAAGGGATGTTAGTGACAATGCCGTTTTCATATTTGAATAGTGTTTGCCTCGTTGTGCCAACTTTTTGAGCTACTTCATCTAAGGTGAGCTTTTTATTTTCCCGTAAAGTTTTTAATTTGGTGCCTATGGAATTATCCATGGAGTTATTCCTCCGTATTTAAACTAAAGTTTTAAAATATAAATGTAAATTAATGATAACATAAAATAACTTTTAAATCAACAAAAATGTAAACAAAAGTTACAAAAATATCTTTACAGGATACGTCCTAAGTGGTAGCATATGTGTAGAAAGAAAAGAAAGGTGGTGCTAAAAGTGGTTAACTCTAACAAGTTAAAAGGGCTGATTGTGTCTAAAGGTCTGACACAAAAAGATGTCGCAGAAAAGTTGAGTATGACGCCTAAAACATTTTCGTTGAAATTAAAAAAAGGCGTGTTCGGGTCAGATGAAATTGAAATGATGATAAGTCTACTTGATATATCCGATCCGGTACCAATTTTTTTTGCAAACGATGTAACTTAATAAGTCATTTTGTGTAAACTTCATAAAATTTGAAAAGTTACTTTTTTTACTATTATATAGCTAAATAAGTGCATAATCAATGGAGGTTTTAGCAATGAAACAAAAAGAATTCACAACAAGAATGTACGGCGAAGCAATTCGCGAACGTATGCAAGAACTTAATATGTCAAAAGCTGACCTAATTCGGACGGCGGAGATTTCAAGAGATACGTTAAATCGTGCCCTCGAAGGTAAATCAGTACAAATGGCAACGATTGTCGCTATTTGCGATGCGCTAGGAGTTAGTCGAGATGAGTCCAACGATTTTTGGGAAACTGACTACTACAATCCTAAATTTGATAGACCGTGAATGGAGGTAAGCATAATGCAAAAGCGTGACATACAAGCCGTTATAAGCATCTGTCTTTGGATGCTAACTCTTAGCTTAGCTGCGGCTGTTAGTATTTTTATCATCATAGTGGCAGCAATCACTGCTTATCACTGGTAGGAAGGAGTTACTTATGATAACTAAAACAATTGCCGTGTGCCAGATGGCCACGGTATTGGGAAGAACTATGACCGCGATACGCGAATGTATCGCAAGAGATAAATTCCCCTTTGCACAGTGCTGGCAAACGGAAGGCAAAAAGGGCCGCACCTTTTCAATTGATAGAGAGGGGTTCCGCTTTTACTTGGCCAACACGCTAGGCTGGCCGGAAGAGAAGATTAATGAAGCATTTAAGGAGGCGCACATCGTATGAACGGGCTGCTTAAAGGAATCGGCCTACTGATGATAATTGGTACGGTAGGCAGTTTAGAACTCGACCGCATTGGCTTTGCACAAGCACTGTTTCAAGTGTTAAGTGGGGTCATGGCTTGGATGGTATCTGAGTACAGAATTGAGGTCAGACGATTGCGCCGTAAATTAATGCGTAGCCGTCAGGTACAGAGTTCTATGTATTACAGATTTTAGGGGTTAACGCGTATGAGAACTCAGCGCTGTGCGAGATGCAATAAGAGGCTAAAAGACCCTTACCATTATTGGAGTTTTACGACAGGCGCACCGCGCGCCGTGTGTAAAAAATGTAAAGAAATACATCAACCCGTAAAACAAAGGAGAATAGTATGCCAAAAATAAACATTACAAAATCGGCAGTTCGTGACTTTGTCCGTAGTGAATATTTGAAAAGGTATGAGCCTTTGAAAAACGCACGAACAGAAGCTTTGCGAAACGCCGTAGAAGCAAGCTCTCTATTTGTAAAATTTAAAGATTTATTATCTTCTGCAGAATCGGTTGCAAACGCGCTAGAACAAGCAGGTTACGGCTCGACATTTAAAAAAAGCCTTGTCTCTTGTGATGTGATGTTAAACCGTATGGTAAGCAATTTGTGGACGGCGCGAATTGATAGCCCAAAAGATGAGATTAAATTACTCTATACAATTGCAAAACCGTATGATGAAAAACTTGAAAAGTTAGAGAACGCTTATCAATCTGCGCGTCGTGTTATCGATGCTGCCCCTGGAGGTAAAGCAGCTGCCGATATTTTAAAATCGTCAGGACTTGACTTTTATGAGTGGCAAAACACTGATAGGGGGGCAACATTAGATTTAAGCGCCTTTAAAGGTGGTGATTAAATTGCGAGACTGTACAACGTGCCCTGACAAAGATTACTGCATTCCTGATGAATGCTTAGGCACAAAAAAAATGCCCTCACGCACGGCAATGCGTAAAGGGCACATAGAAAAATATCCATTTAAAGTATATCACATCGTTAAACCGAAAGGAAATAAAACAATGATCGAGTTAAAAATCACAGTAGATAAAGCAGTTGAATTAGAACAAGAAGTGAAAGACCTTTACCAATCCATCGTAGGCGCTCCTGTTAAAGACGTAGAACCAGCGAACTGGACAACTAATGATGTTAAACCAGAAGCCGAACCTGCTAAGAAGGAAACTCCTAAAGCGGAAGAACCTAAAGTAGAGGTTCCTAGTCTCGAGGTAACTCGTGAAGCAGTGAAAGATGTAATGGCAAAAGCAGCTGATAAAACGAAAGCAAAAGGCGAATTCAAAGCCTTCTTAGATAGCATCGGAGCTGAAAAGGTAACATCCGCTACGGATGCGCAACGTATTCAAATCATGGAATGGGTGAATAGCCGTGGCTAAGAAACACGCCTTACTAGGTGCGTCAAGTAGTGCCAGGTGGCTGGTATGCACGCCCGCTGCAAGACTCGAAGCGATGTTCCCTGATGAGCAATCGCCCTACGCTGCAGAAGGTACTGTAGCGCATGACCTGGCTGAATCAATCCTGCGCCATAAGCTGGAGGGTAAAAAAGCCCCTAAGCTAGATGATCACTCCGCCGAAATGGTGGAAGCGGTTAACCGCTATGTTGACATCTGCGAAGAAAAGGTGAACGAGGCTCGCGCCCGTTCATCTGATGCGGAAGCTATGATTGAAGCCCGGCTCGATTTCTCCAGGTGGGTGCCTGATGGCTTTGGTACTGGCGACATGGTAATCGTAGCTGACGGCATCCTGGAAGTGATTGACCTGAAGTATGGTAAAGGCGTTCCTGTTAGTGCTATCGAAAATACACAAATGCGACTCTACGCATTAGGTGCTTATGATGTAAACGAATTCTTGTATGACGTTAAAACGGTTCGCATGACAATCGTACAGCCAAGACTAGATAGTGTATCTACCGATGAAATGGCGCTTGAAGAACTGCTTGATTGGGGCGAAGAAATAAAACCAATCGCGCAACGTGCCTTTCGTGGTGAGGGCGATTGTACGCCTTGTGATTACTGTAACTTTTGTAAAGCTCGGCACACCTGCCGGGCGTTAGCTGATACTTGCCTTACAGCCTTCTATAAAGATGGTGGCAAGTTGAATCAATTGCTAACTGACCAGGAAGTATCTGATATCTTGGCAATGAAAGATTTAATCACGAAATGGATTAAAGGTGTTTACGACTTTGCTTACGAGAAAGCATTATCCGGTGAAAAGCAATGGCCTGGATATAAATTAGTAGAAGGTACTTCAAGACGTACTATCACGGATCCTGAGGCGGCAGCTAAAACGTTACTCGATAATGGCTATAGGGAAGAAGACATTTTTAAACCGCGTGAGCTTGAGGGCATTACTAATCTGCAAAAGGTACTCGGTAAAAAGGGCGTTGCCGAATACCTAGAAGCCTATATCGATAAACCAGAAGGCAAGCCTACACTTGTACCGGACAGCGATAAACGCCCAGCAATTAATACAGTTGAAACAATGATGAATGAATTTGATGATGAGGTATAAACACAATGAATAAAACAGTAACAGCGGTACTCGCGATTTCCGCGCTGGCTGTCAATGTAGCCGGCGCAACTAGCAATAATACATTAGGCGGGACAAATAATACTATCTCCGCAACTTCTACAAGCTCCGCAGTATGGGGATTCCAAAACAACATCGACGCAAATAATGCGCTAGCCTTCGGTACTAACAATTCCGTAACCGGGGAAAACGGCTTTGCCGGTGGTAACGATGCCAAAGCATCCGGCCGTAACTCCTTCGCCTTTGGCTCCCATGCCGAAAGCTTGGTGGAATACACCATCGCTATCGGCAACCAGGCTAGAACGGCGTCCTATGATAGCGTGGCTATCGGTAATGGCGCGTTCGTATCAGGCGAAAGCTCCGTGGCCTTTGGCCGTTCCAATAATGTGACTGGTGAAAACTCCGTGGCAATCGGTGCTAACAATGGCACCGTAGCAGGTGGCCAGTCCGCCGTAGTAGGTTACAACAATAAAATCGGGACGCAAAAAGAACAGCTTGTATTCGGATCTAACTCCGAAACAACTGGCCAAGGTGCTCTCGTCTTTGGCACACACGCCAAAGCATTAGCTACTGATGCACTCGCATTCGGAAACAATACAATCGCGGATAAGGCAAATAGTGTTGCACTAGGAACGAATAGTGTAACAGATGATGCAGTTAATCAACTACAAGCGAAGGTAAATAATACAACATATGTATTTGCTGGTACAGATGCAGCATCAGTAGTAAGCGTTGGTAGTAAAGACCGTGCAGGATATGGTGGTGTAAAACATTATGTTCGACAAATTCAGAACGTTGCTGCAGGCCGTATAGATGCATCTTCAACTGATGCGGTAAATGGATCACAGCTACATGCTGCATATGATGCCATTAATACAATGAGTGAAGATATGGATGCACACAATCGTATCTTAGCAAATCATGAGCAACGAATTGATGTACTAGAGCATCAAACACATAACGCTTTAACGAATTTAAAATCAGATATTAGCCGATTAGATGGCCGTGTAAATAAAGTAGGTGCAGGTGCGGCTGCATTAGCTGGACTACATCCTATGGAGTTTAACAAAGAAGATAAGTTCAGCGCATCTATTGCATATGGCCATTACCACAATGCCAATGCAGTGGCATTAGGCTTGTACTACAGACCTAATGAAAAAACATTGCTAGGCATTGCAGGAACTTTCGGAAGTGAAAATATGTACAACGTGAGCGCATCTTTCAAATTTGGTAAAGGTAGCGATTACATAGCTGAAGCGAAGGATGCGCAAAGCCGTATCTCTAAACTAGAAGCATTAGTAGCGAAGCTAATGGCAGAGATTGAAAAATGACCTCTGTACGGGCTATCGCAAAAGAGCTCCATGAACGGGGGCATTACCTCGACGAGCTTTACCAAATTACTATTGCCTATGCCACTAGCTTACACGTTCGCTATTGCGCAGTAGATGCTAAGTGTGAGGCGATAGAGGACTATTATAAAACTGAATTAGACCTTTCGAAATATTCTTGGGAAGAAGACGATGAATGGATTCGACTAGACGACGAAAGGTCAGATATCGAAGACGAATTAGATAATTTATTTAACACAGTAATAGGGTTCGAACATAATCGTAACCCATTTAAGAAATAAGGAGACAGTAACATGGCTAAATTAACAACTGGTGTAGTAAGACTTTCTTATGCAAATATCGCTTCCCCTCGTAAAAACGACGACGGCAAAGCAAAATATAGTTCCCAAATCATTATCGATAAAACAGATAAGAAGACTATCAAAGCTTTCGAACGTGCGATTGAAGAACTTAAAGCTGATCCGAAAGCAGTTGCTAAGGTAGAAGGCAAAGCTGCATACCTCAAATTGAACTTACGCGACGGCGATACTGACGAAGCAGTAGTTGACCAACCGGAAACATACGCTGGTAAATACTTCATTAACGCGAACAGCGATAAGCAACCTATCGTATTTAATCGTGAAAAAATCAAGATGGACGATTTTGATATCGAAGAAGAAATCTACTCTGGTGTATATGCACAGGTTGCACTTTCCGTTTTTGCTTACAACTTCAACGGCAAGAAAGGCGTAGGCTTTGGTCTAAATGGTATCCGTAAAGTCAAAGATGGCGAACGCCTAGGCGGTGTACATGTATCTGCTAATGACTTCGGCGACGACGATTTAGGCGACCTAGACGATGACGACGATTTAATCTAAGGAGGCAATTATGGAGCTCAGTATTGATGTGGAAACCTATTGCGCCTGCCCTATTAAATATGGGGCGCAGCGATATGTTGACGATACAACATTTGAAATACTGCTCTTTGCCTATAGCTTTGATGATGAACCCGTCGAAGTAATTGATATGACAAAGAATCCACTACCCGAAAGGGTGGTGGACGCTTTGTATAATAAGGAAATTACAAAGACAGCGTTCAATGCAGCGTTTGAAATGTTATGCCTAAAAAAGTACTTCCCTGATGCGGATTACACGAACTGGGAATGTACCTCTGTGCTAGCATTATACTGCAGTTTACCGGCAAGCCTCGATAATGTGTCGAAGGCTTTGAAATTAGGAGAAGCCAAGGATTCACGGGGGAAACGCCTAATTCAATTTTTCTCCGTTCCGCGTAGGCCTACGAAGACAAATCCTAAGACACGAAATAGGCCAGAGGATGCGCCAGACAAATGGGCGGAATTTATTGAATACAACAGACAGGATGTCGTTGTAGAAAAGGCAATTCGTAAACGCCTGCTCTCCTTGAAACCGCCTGCCATTGAACATGAGTACTGGCTGCTAGATCAGGGCATAAACTGGAGAGGTGTAAAAGTAGATATGGACCTTGTTGATGCGGCTCTTCAATGTAACGATGAAATAGTAGAAAAGGCCACCGCATCATCAGCACGACTAACAGGGCTAGATAATCCCAATAGTACGTTGCAACTTAAGGATTGGCTATCAAATCGTCTTGGCTATGAAGTCGAAACGATGCGAAAAGAAGACGTATCAAATCTACTGTCACAGGATATTCCTTCCGATGTGCGTACCGTTCTAAAGAACAGACAAGTACTGGGCAACTCTTCGATTAAAAAGTACTTGGCCATGAAAAACGCAGTATGTTCCGATGGTCGTATTCACGGCATGCTTCAGTTTTACGGAGCCATGAGAAGCGGACGATGGGCAGGTCGTGTAGTACAACTGCAAAACCTCCCGCGTAATTACCTAGAAGATTTGGACACAGCCAGGGAATGCCTTAAGAGTAGAGACGTAGAAATATTAGACCTACTCTACGGAAACCCTGGCGATGTGATTAAGCAACTTATCCGTACTGCTCTTGTAGCAGAGGATGGGCACCGCTTTATAGTAGCTGATTTCAGTGCTATTGAAGCCCGCGTTATTGCCTGGCTCGCTCACGAGCAGTGGCGACAGGATGTATTTGCACAAGGTGGCGACATCTACTGTGCCTCCGCATCTAGCATGTTCCACGTACCAGTCGAGAAGCACGGCGTAAATGGGCACCTTCGCCAAAAGGGTAAGGTTGCAGAATTGGCACTGGGCTATGGTGGTGGCGTAGGGGCCATGAAATCGATGGACTCAAAAGGGGAAATTCCAGAATCCGAACTTCCCGGTATCATCGAAGCTTGGCGACAAGCAAGTCCACGAATTACGAGATTTTGGAAGGATGCAGATACCGCAGCCAAGAAAGTCGTCAAGACTGGCGAACCTGTACGAATTAGGCAAGGCAATATTCGATTCTTTAAATCGAAAGGGTTTATGTTTATCGAATTACCCTCTGGACGTAGGCTTGCCTATGCAAGGCCTAGAATAGGGCTTAATCGGTTCGGTAGTGAATCGATTGAGTATGATGGTATGGATCAGGTTAAGAATACATGGGGCAGGGTCGAAACCTACGGCGGAAAGCTCGTCGAAAACATCGTGCAGGCTGTTGCAAGAGATTGCTTGGCCGCATCAATGTTAAGACTGGCAAAAGCTGGATACAAGATTGTAGCCCATATCCACGATGAAGTGGTTATTGAAGCGCCTATAGGCGAAGGCAGTTTAGAAGAAGTTATAGATATTATGTGTAAACCTGAGCCCTGGAATGAGGGCCTCATATTAAACGCAGCGGGGTTTGAAAACCCGTATTATATGAAAGACTAGGAGGAAGTCATTATGATTAACAAAGAACAAATTAAACAACAACGCGAAGCCATTGACAGCTTATATGAATTAGTAAAAAATGCACCTGCTAGCGAACGTAAAGACGCAGCTATGGCGTACTGCGAAGGTTGTATCGCTGCTTGTGATTTAGGGCTTAAAGTACTCAACGGTAAAAAAGCAGAGCCCGCAAAGACTGAAGAAACGCCAGCCGTAGATGACGCTCCTAAAGTAGAAGAGCAACCCGCTGAAAAACCTAAGCGTAAGCGTACTACTAAAAAGAAAGCTCCTGTAGAGGAAGTCCTTCCTGTTGAAGATGCTCCTGTAGTTGATGAAGAAGACGATTTAGACGATTTGTTATAAGAAAGAGGTTAGCGCCTTATGAAGGTATTATTTAGTTTGTCAGTCAAAAAGCTGTATGACCTAGTACGGCGCAAGCAAGTGAACTCTTGGTCACCTGCTGTACATTACCACGTAGATTGCGGGCAATCCTTTGCCTGCTTGTGGCCTTCCGTGTCATCCGGTATGGGCAAAATCGTAGACCCCTATATGTCAAATGAGTTTTATTGCCCGCAATGTGGTGAACTCATTCACACAAATGATGATTGTGTTGCTGAGGTTTCGAGTAATGATAATATTCCGCTTGATATTGAACTTTCAATCATCGATAGGGGATCAATATTAGACGTTAAATTCGACTACCACACAGTGTATGTCGATAATGATATGCAGTCGATTTACCCCGGATACAAACCGCATCTTATCGACATATTGCGTTTTGATTTTAAACAAGGAAAAGTATTCCTGGTTCAAAAGAAACGCACTCGTGCCGATATAGTATCTGAAATCGAGCCTAATATATCGTGCTTTTATTCAAAGTCATTACCCTTACGATGGCTTGTAACAACTCCAAATTGTCGATTAGCGGAGCATAAAAACGAGCTAAAGACTTTTGCCAAAGTGCTAAAGGAAGCCTATTTTACTAAGTTATCTAAAAAAGTAGGCTACAGAGTTAAGGCTATTAGGCAGGGTGTTTTATTATCAGCCAAATATGGGGCCCTTGATAATTTGCTCCATAACCTAATTTGGAAAATGCACGCACCGGATGCGCCCGCTCTTAATGATACATTAGTTAAAGACTATGACACCTATTTTAGGCCTTTCGGTTCTGACAAGGTGTGTACTTCAAGTATTACTGAGTTAACAAGCACCGGTACACCATTTATTAAAGCTCTAATACAGCTTTATGAATTACCAGATAAGCGCTGGGTTCGAAGATTACTGTCAATACGTCCTTTCTTTTATGTGAAAGTAATTAAGACGGCCAGCAAGATATTCAAAAGCATGGATTATCAAAAGGCCTTTACAGACCTCGTAGCAGAGGAAGGTGGGGGGACAGGATATATTCAATCGTGGCCAATATGGAATAGCGAACAGGCCTTGCTTATGTTTACAAAGTTCCTATCTATCATGATGCACCAATACGGTGAGCGGCGTACTCTATTGTTCATTAAAAACGCCGATTCTTATTCCGAAATTAAAGATACATCTGATATGTATCTTAGATTATCAAGAAGCAAAAAGAAAGAAGTTTGGGCTAGACGAATTCAAATTAAAGACCTGCATGACGAGATTGTGTGCTTATCTAAATTTGAAGAAGCCGAAAACTTACCAGTGCAACAGAGCTTACGCCATAAAAAGTTAGCAGATTCAGTTGAAGGGCTAACTTTCAATGTGATCAAGTCAACGCACGGCATCATCCGATTAGGCGTGCAATTGAATAATTGTGTTGGTACTTATGTCGATAAGGTAAAAGCTGGAACGTGTGCTATAGTAGGCGTCTATAAAAGTGACAAGCCTGTTGCATGTATTGAAGTTAATCCTAACAAGGATACAGATAACTTTGTTGAAATACACCAGGCCAAGTTAAAAAATAACAGATGTGTTAGTGATAACCACGATGTCAATTATGCTGTATGCCAATGGGTTAAGAAGCATAAATTACAAGTACCCCAATTTATAAGAGACATCCAATTTGCGAAGGGAGGAGCGATGTAACATGGATACAAATATCATCATAGCTACGGGCAGAAATCGCTCCGCCCGTAGCTGGAAGTCTCAGAAAATGACTTGGAGTGCGTTGGCCAACAAATTATCTACGCCAACAGTCACTAACGAAACGGCAGCTGAATACGTTAAAATGCCTAAGGACGAAAAGGGCCGGAGGAAAGATGTGGGCGGTTTCGTAGGTGGCTATATTCCCAATAATGGTAGACGAGTTAGAGGGGAAGTCAAAGAAAGATATTTGATTGCCCTTGATGCGGATTCACCTAGCGAGGATTTTATTTCGAACCTTGATTTGGAACTAGGAGATATGGAATACGTGCTATACAGTACGCACAGCCATACCCCTGATAATCCACGATACCGCGTCATCATTCCGACCGATAGAGTGATGTCTCCTGATGAGTACCAAGCAGTCTCGAGACGTATCGCCGATGATATTGGTATCGAATCCTTCGATTCCTCAACGCACCAGGCAGAGCGCCTTATGTATTGGCCGAGTTGCCCTAAAGATGTCGAGTATGTATACCAACATAATGAGGGTAATCTTATTTCAGTCGATACGTATTTAAGTACCTACAGAGACTGGCGTGATACGAGCCTTTGGCCAACATCAAGTAAAGAATCTCAAATCAGGCTGGATGCAGCGAAAAAGCAAGGTAACCCCTTAGAGAAAAAAGGCCTACTGGGTGCATTTTGTAGATGTTACAGTATCACAGAAGCGATACATAAGTTTCTACCAGATGTCTATGCACCAACGCAGCACGAGGACCGGTACACGTATACAGAAGGCCGCTCAGTAGCTGGTCTCGTTATTTACGATAATGACACGTTTGCATACTCGAACCATGCAACAGACCCTATCAGTGGTAAGCTCGTCAATGCCTTTGACCTAGTACGAATTCACTTATTTGGTGCCGAAGATGCTGACGCTGATCCGCGCACCAAAGTAACAGACTTACCGAGCTATAAGGCGATGCTTGACTTTGTCAACAAAGACGGCGCAGCGCCTATTCTGCTCGATAAGGAACGCATGGCCGATATGGACTTCGAGGACATCACAGAAGATGAGGAAGACTTCCTCGAAAAGCTTAAACGTGACCGCCGTGGTACACCTGAATCCGATGTATTCAACTGCTTAATTGTTCTTAAATATGACCCGGCGTTAAAAGGTAAAATCCGTCTTGACGAATTCGCGCACCGCTTAGTGGTGATTGATGATTTGCCGTGGCGTGGTAAGGACGAGACGCCATACTGGACTGATACGGACGATGCGTGCCTACGTAACTACTTTGCTACGAAATACCTTATCAAAGGGAAAGGCATTATCGATGATGCCTTACAGGAAGTCACGCAAACCAACAAATTCCACCCTGTGCGAGAGTACCTAACAGGTCTAACCTGGGACTGTGAATGTAGAGTTGACACGCTTTTCATCGACTATATCGGTGCCGAGGATACCGAATACATTAGGGCTGTTACACGTAAATGGATGTGCGGCGCTGTAGCACGTGTTATGGTGCCAGGTATCAAGTTCGATACGGCGATTGTATTATACGGCTCTCAAGGTCTCGGTAAATCGTTAATCCTGGAGCGATTAGGCCGTAAATGGTTCAACAACTCATTAGTTGACATCAAGACCAAAGATGCCCTTGAACAAATCCAGGGGTCTTGGATTAATGAGCTCGCGGAACTAGCACCTACCTACAAGAACGATAATGAAATTGTAAAGGCCTTTATCAGTCGTACCTCTGACCGTTTCCGTTCACCGTATGGCAGGCGCACCGAAGAGTACCCTCGCCAATGTGTATTTGCGGGTTCTACTAATAATCTTATGTTTCTTAAGGACCGCACAGGTAACCGCCGATTCTGGCCAATCACAGGCGACAAAGATCGTAAGACGAAAAACGCTTGGGACATAACGCAAGATGACATCGACCAATTATGGGCAGAGGCTTACTATTACTGGGCTAATGGCGAATCCTTAGTACTCGAGGGAGACCTTGAGGAAGAAGCCTTACGAATCCAATTATCACACACAGAAGGTGGTGAACTCGTAGGGCTCATTGAGGAATACCTTGAGATGTTATTACCCGAAGATTGGGAGTCGCTAGATATATTTGATAGACGCGATTATATCAGGAACTATGGCGATGACGATCATTGCGGTTCAGTGCAGCGGGAGCGGGTGTGTGCCCTTGAGATATGGTGTGAAGTGATGGAGGGGGACAGGAAGAACCTGCAGAACGCAAAGGCTAGGGAGATTACAGACATACTTCAAGCAATGCGAGGATGGAACCCTTATACAAAGGGAACTGGTAAAGCACGGTTTGGCAGGCTTTACGGCCCACAGAGGGCGTTTGTAAGGGAAGGTACAGACCTTCTATCAATCTATAAACGCAATCACGAAAAGTAGGTGTGTCCAATTATTTGAGGTGTGTCCAATTATTTAACGGGTACAAATGTTTGTAAAAATATTTATTCAACCCTATACATTGATAAATTTTGATATATGGTAATAATTGGACACACCAAACACGTCTGGACACACTAATCGGACACGGGCAAAAAGTAGATAACTGCTAATCAAATTAATAATATGTGTCTAGTGTGTCCAATTATTTATATAAAAAAATAAAAAATAAATATATGAATAATCGTATGTATACGTATACACGTAAAAAACGCGAATACGCGTATATATATATTCTGGCAAAAAATCGGACAAATTGGACACACCCCCCCCATAAACCCAGTAATGGCGTAGGTTCGTAGGCGTGTCCGAGGGTGTGTCCAATTATTAAATGAGAACGAGGTGAGAACATGGAGAAAGACATCGAGCGTTGGTTGGGAAATCAACTCAAAAATCTGGGGTGCATATATATGAAATTCGTATCGCCGGGAAATGATGGCGTGCCGGACAGAATTATAATCTTACCGGGTGGCCTAGTCGTGTTCGCTGAACTAAAGGACGAGAAAGGGCGATTAAGGCCTAATCAACGCGTGCAGATAGAACGGATGCGAAAGCTGGGTGCCAGCGTTTCCGTAGTTACCGGCAAATTAGGGGCTACTTTGTTTGTTGATGATATAAGAAGGGCGATTTATGGACTTTCATCCACACGAATATCAAAAGATAGCAATTCAAAGAATCATTGACCATACACACTATGGGCTGTTACTTGATATGGGATTGGGCAAGACCGTTTCTACATTAATCGCTATCGAGCAGTTAATGTATGATCAATTCGATATTAAGAAAGTGCTGCTTATCGCACCTAAGAAAGTAGCCGAATCGACCTGGACGCAAGAGGCTAACAAATGGAATGAAACAAGCTGTTTGAAGATAGCATCTGTGCTAGGCCCTGAAAAGGACCGCATCAAAGCCCTTCAAAGTGATTCAGACATCTATGTGATGAATCGTGAGAATGTGCAATGGCTGTATGAGTATTATCATAAGAAGCCGTTCCCTTTTGACATGCTTGTTATCGATGAAAGTTCATCGTTTAAGAATCCGCAGGCCAAACGGTTCAAAGCTATGCGTAAGATGAGGCCTTTCTTCAAACGAGTAGTGATTTTAACAGGCACACCGGCACCGAATACATTAATGGATGTATGGGCGCAGATGTACCTGCTAGATGGCGGAGACCGATTGGGTAAAACAATTACAGAGTACCGCAATCGTTATTTTAAACCAGATAAAACAAACGGGCATATCGTGTATAGCTACCGATTACTGCCCGGCGGAGATACCGCGATATTTGGTAAGATGCAAGATATCTGTATGAGCTTAAAAGCTAAAGATTATCTAACATTGCCCGAACGTATTGAGAACGTAATCACGGTAGAGATGAATTCCAAAGAATGGGCGCTTTACAAAGAAATGGAACGTGATCATGTCTTAAGCTTGGTTGATGATGACGACGTAAGTGCACTCAATGCAGCATCCTTGGCCGGTAAATTATTACAATTGGCCAATGGGGCTATCTATACCGATGAAGGTGAAACAATTATCGTCCACAATGAGAAGGTGGAGAGGTTAAAAGAATTAGTAGAAACGAATGAAGGAAAACCGATGTTAGTATTCTACAATTTCAAGCATGATCTACAAGCGATTAAGGGAGCCTTTCCCAAAGCTGTCGAATTAAAGACCGATGACGATGTGGCCGAGTGGAACAAAGGAAACATTCAAATGTTACTGGCCCATCCCGCATCGGCAGGATACGGGCTAAACCTTCAAGCTGGTGGCAATATCATTGTCTGGTATGGATTAACGTGGAGCCTAGAGCAATATCAACAGGCTAACGCAAGGCTTCATAGGCAAGGCCAAACGCAACCTGTGATTATCCATCATCTAGTAACAAAAGGGACGATGGACGAGCAAGTTATGAAAGCGTTAGAACGTAAGGAAGTAGGGCAAGATGCACTACTCGAAGCCATTAAATATCGTAAAGAGTTGTACAAGGAGTAAAGTATCATGCAAAAAAAATGTAGAAAGTGTGGCACGAAGTTTACGGTTAAAACATCAGAAGACTATTGTCCGGAGTGCATGGAAGTTATGACGCCTCCGCCAGCAGGCACTAAATTAGAAGTTAGAGAATGCGAAGGCTGTGGAGAGCCGTTTGAATATTTTAGAAAGCCACAGGGGCGACCACGTAAATATTGCCCTGATTGTGCGATTAAATTCAGTCATAAATCCAAGAAGGACGTTGAGGAGGAAGGAAAAATGACTACAGTAGACAGTAACAAGACAGAAGATAGACAGAAGGAAGACAGTAAAAAGACAGAAGAAAGGCACATCGAAGACAGTAGCAAAGAAGCTGTTCAAGTACCAACTGCTGAGCATATGGATAATATGTATGGAAATATTGAGCACGATGCCGTGAACCACCCCTCGCATTATACGCGAGGAAAGATTGAGGTGATTGACTTTATCGAAGATCAACAACTTCCGTATCATCTTGGTAATGTTGTTAAGTACATCGCACGAGCAGGGTATAAGGGCGATAAACTCGAAGACCTAAAAAAAGCACGGTGGTATTTAGATAGATACATCAATGAGGTGATGGGAAATGGAACACTTTAAACAAGGTGACTGTGTGTTAGTATCGAATGATAACAAACATTGGTATCATAGACACTTCTATCGTATTGATGATGTATGGGGCGGTACCGGTAAGGCGCTTGTGTATGCTGAGGGTAAAAGTCCATGGACGGTGAGCCGTAAGCACGAGGACCAATACAAACTGTACGAGATATGGAGATATTGCAAGGGGGCGGAAGAGTGACCGATAAAGAGTACATGCAACAAATATTACGAATTGATGACCGCATAGATTCAATTAAGCGTGATATTGAGGCACAGATAGAACGTAAGGCGGACACGTTGTCCGCCACGGACTACAGCAAGGATAGGGTATCCGGCGGGCATTGTGGCGATTTATCCGGTATAGTAGCTGGTATCGAGCAATGTGTTGAATTGCAACGAAAGGAAATAGAACGGTTAAAAGCCATTAAAGCAGAAGTCCGTTGGGTGATTAGCCAAGTACGGCCGAATGAGTTGGCGGTCCTACTGACCGAGCGATACGTACAGGGGAAGAGTTGGAAAGAGCTAGCAGGTATCTTATTCTATAGCGAGGCAAGAGTACGTGGCGAGCTACACGATAGGGCCCTAGTAGAGGTAGGACGTATACGTGCTAGATTGAAATAGCGTGGACAATACAAAACGATACAAAACGATACATCGACATGTGGTATACTGTAGGTGTGAAAGTTGGGAAACTTCACAGGAAGTGAATAAGGAAAGGACGCCAGATGTACTTGGCGTCCTTTTGTATTATGCAGGTTTAATCAATATCATCATAGGGGGTACCTGTTCGTAATGCAAATGTAATCCTTTCAAATAACAAACTATACCAAAATAAATTCGCGACACCTATGAGATGTTTTCGTACAAAATAGAATAGCCTTGTTTAACTACAACCAATACACAATGTAAGAGATTTCCTTGACTACATAACTATATCAAATCACTACTCCTATGATGATATTGATTAAGCCTACAAATAGAATCTAACTGCCAATAGAAAGGAGAGAATAGTATGACAGATATTACTTGCCATATTAAAGATTGTTTACATAACAAACGTAATAAGTGTACTGCTAATGCTATTGTCCTTGGCAGTAAAGGTAATTGCAAAGCCAAAGCCTTTGCTAAAGATATGATGAAACATTCACGCAAACAGCACTGGCGAGGGGGCATGTATGGGGGCTAGGGCCACAGCCTCAATAGGGGACCTATAAGGTACTCCAAATGAAAAATATTTTGCGTGGGTCATCCGAACCCCGCGGAATAGCTAGTTAGTTATTTTCCCGAACTGCTGTTCGGCTTCAAAATTGGTCAACTTTTGGAAGGGGGCGAGACTGTGACGAACGTAACAATCGTTGACGAATTAGTATCATCTAAAATTGTGGCAAAAGTACTCGGCATCAGCTCTCGGCGGGTTCAGCAGTTGACCGAGGACGGTATATTCGAAAAGGAAAAACGCGGACAGTACAATATCGCGAAAACAGTACAAGCATTTGTTGCGTATAAGACCGGAGAAAGTAAACTCGAAAAGAAAGCACGAGAAGGCGGATATGATGCGGAACGAACTTTGTTAACTCGAACTAAACGGATGATTGAAGAAAACAAACTGAAGATCATGAATGGAGAATTGCACCGCTCGAACACAGTTAAAGCCGTAATGAATCGAATGTTGAATAACTTTAAAAGTAAGCTCCAGGCGTTGCCACTAAAAGCAGCACCTAAAGTGTTGGGAGAGACGAATCTGTTAGTCATTCAAGATGCACTTCTCGATGAAGTCAATGAATGCTTAACAGAATTGTCAGAATATGACCCTAACATGTTCCACGATGAATCTGATGACATCATTGTGGACGACGACGAGGCAGGTGAAGGGGATTGAAGCACACATGCAACCTGTTTAAAGGGTTGGCCGGTGTATTAAAGCCACCGCCAAAGTTTACCGCGTCGGAATGGGCCAACGCTAATGTGGTGCTTTCCACTGAGGATAGCGCCGAACCAGGGAAGTATTCCACCGATAGGGCACCGTATCAAAAGGAAATGCTTGACGCGGTGAGTGACCCTGATGTTGAAAAAGTAGTCTATATGACCGGCTCGCAAATTGGTAAAACCCAGCTCATTAAAAATGTGTTGGGTTATTTTATTGACTACTTTCCGTCACCAATTATGTTCATGCAGCCTACAAAAGATATAGCTAAAGAGTTTTCCAAAACTCGTATTGCTCCCTTTATTCGTGACACGAAAGTACTTAACGATAAAATGGCCGATGTAAAATCTCGGGACAGTGGCAATACGGTATTAAATAAGACCTTTCCAGGCGGCTACCTGACATTAGTCGGTGCGAACGCTCCAGCAGATTTGGCATCTAGGCCAATTCGTGTATTATTGGCGGACGAAATTGACCGCTATCCAGCATCAGCTGGCACGGAAGGCGACCCTTTGAGCCTAGCAGAAAAGCGTACTAATACGTTCTACAACCGAAAACACGTGTACTCATCTACGCCATTGGCCAAAGGTACCAGCCGGATAGAGAAATTGTATTTAGGCGGTACGCAAGAGGTGTGGCACATTAAGTGCCCTGCTTGCGGTGAATATGTGTATCCTTCCTGGGATAAGTTCCACGCAGACGAGGACACCGGCAAGTATTATTTGGCGTGTGATCACTGCGGAACGCTATCCGAAGAGTTTGAGTGGAAGAAATTATACCGAGAGGGCAAATGGATTGCGGAAGCGCCGGAGAATTTAAAGAAGTATAATTGCCGAAGCTTTCACATGAACGCGTTTGGCTCTCCTTGGGCATCTTGGGGAAAACTGCAAGATAAATACGAGGAAGCAACCAAACTCGGGACAGCTGGCGTTAAGACGTTCTTCAATACTGAAATGGGTATTCCTTATGAAGAGGATACCGAAACCCTACAGTCCGAAGTGCTCTATGAACGCAGAGAAGACTACGGCGCAGAGTTGCCGGATGGTGTTCTACTCTTAACATGTGGTGTCGATACACAGGATGACCGCTTAGAGTGTGAAATTGTAGGCTGGGGGAAAGATTATGAGAGCTGGGGTATACAATACTTCAGATTGTATGGAGACCCTGCTTACGATGCTGTATGGAAAGAATTGGACGATATTATTTTAAATCGTACATGGTCTTATGCCGATGGCAGAAAAAGGGGCGTATCCGTTACGTGTATTGACTCCGGTGGTAGTAAGACCCAATCGGTATATAAGTACTGCTCAACTAGATGGCATAAGCGCGTGTACCCTATCAAAGGTGTAGGAGGTGCAGGTAAAGACCTGATTGATGGCCTGCCTACAAAGTTGAAAAAGTACAAAACGAAATTATTTAAGCTAGGCGTAGATACCGGCAAAGAACAAATTTATAGTGATTTGAACCAAGAAAAAGGCCAGCCGAGGTATTGCCACTTCCCAAAAGATCATGAAAAAGGATATGGGAAGAAATACTTTGAGGGTCTGTTGGCAGAAATGAAAGTTTCTAAATTAGTTAATGGCCATTTCAAAGAGCAATGGGTGCTACGCCCAGGCCGAAAAAGAAATGAACCATTTGATATTAGAAACTACAATCAAGCTGCTATTGCTATTATGAACCCGAACTTCGATGCTTTAGAGGAACGGAATAGTAAAAAAGAGTATACGCCTTATCAGAATACAGCCCGTGTAGTGAAAGCGGGCGATGCACCGAAGAAACGAACGAGACGACGTGTTAGAGGAGGAGGGATAAGATTATGACAATCCTACAAAGGATTATGGAAAAATTAAATATTCGTGAAATGCACGAAATACCTACCGCTCTAACAAAGGCGTTGCTAGATTCGAATACATGTTCGGTACTTTTGAAGGCGCTAAAACCGTACTATTCGTATGAAGCGTTACTTGCTGAATTTGAAGAATATAGCGCGGATAGAAAAAACTATATGCAAGATTACACGCCGCAATGTGTGCTAGATATAATCGGAGGTATCACCCCTGGCGGTGATGTTCGCGACGTGTGCGCGGGAATTGGTGGATTATCCTTAGCTAAATTTAAGTCAGATAATACAGTGACACTACGGCTTGAAGAGTATTCAAAAAATGCGATAGCTTTTATGCTGCTCAATCTGTTAATGGCTAATATCGATGCAGAAGTAGTAGAGAAGAACGTTCTTACCAATGAAGAGCTTGCATACTATAGAGTTGAATCCGCAATATCAGGCTTTGGCCGAGTAGCTAAAGTAGAAATGCTTGGAAGTAAAAAATATAATACTGTGATTAGTAATCCTCCATATAGTCAATCTTGGGTTCCGCAAATGGATGAACGTTTTGAAGGGTATAAGTTAGCTCCAAAGAGTAAAGCGGATTTTGCCTTTATATTGGATGGGCTATATTCGCTGAACGCGACAGGTACAGCAGCCTTTATATTGCCACATGGTGTACTTTTTAGAGGGCAAGCAGAAGGCGATATACGGCGTAAGCTTATTGAGGATAATCTACTTGACGCGGTCATAGGGCTGCCTTCTAATCTATTTACAAACACGAGTATACCTGTAAGCATATTGGTATTTAAGAAAAATCGATTCAACACCGATATTTTATTTATTGATGCACAAAAAGATTTCGTTAAGCATAAAAATAAAAATGTAATGACCGCCGAACAGGTGGAAAAAGTCATTAAAGCCTATAAGGAACGAGCCGATATAGAGCGCTATTCTAGTAACGTTAGCGTGTCTACTATTTTAGATAATGACTATAATCTGAATATTCCTCGCTACATTGACAGCTTTGAACCTGAAGAAATACCAGATGCGGTACAGCTTGCTAAAGACTTAAACGAAATTAATCGAGAAAGTCGGACGTTGGGCTTAGAAATTGCGGAAATGTTAAAGCAATTAGTTTGTACAGATCCTGACGCGCAGAAAGAGCATGATGAATTTGTAAAAGAATTTACAGAGTTTTTGGTATCGTCTGATAGCGCGTGTACAGACGAGGAGCAAGAAGCTGTGATAAAAAAATAGAAGATGTTAAGAAGTATTTACTTCAAAAGATGTTTGTGTAATGTTAAGAAATTACAAGAAAATTAAAATTACGGAAGTTGCGGATATACTGGGGCGTCCTAAGAAGGGGCAAATATATCCAGAAGGCTGCATTTGCTTGCAAGTATCTGCGAGCAAAGGTGAATTGCTATATTTAAAAGAAGCGCAACAAGTTGATGCTAAATATGTAGTGATTCAACCACGAAGCGCAATCCCTTATTATTTATTTTTAATGATAGAAAAGGCAATGCCAGAATTTTTATATAAATATAGGCAAGGTCTAAATATATCGGCTCATGACATCAAACATATGGAGATATTGTGCCACACGGATGTGGAAACACAGGCTTTAATAAGCATGATGTTCCAATCTATGCATGGCACAAGTCTAAGCGCTCAACATGGGCGCTTTTTTAATGCGTGAAAGGAGGTGAAAGGATGGCAGAATGGACAATATATGAGGCAAAAGAGCATTTACAGGCGTGGCTAGAGGCGGATTTAGCATTGGCAACTGGCAAAGAATACACCATTGGTAATCGCAGGTTAACTCGTGCGAACGTGCAAGAGGTGAAAGACCGCATCAACTTTTGGCGCAATGAAGTAGCAAGGCTAGAGAATAGACCTCGACGTCGTGCATATCGTGTCATTCCGCGGGATATATGAGTAAACGTAAGAAGCAGTTTATGAAAACCGCAGCAGGCAGGCACAAAGCAACGCAATATTCTGGGAGTAAAACAAACTCCGGCTATTCTAATCACGGCGCTAATAGCTTTAAATCTAGTGCCAAAGGGTACCAGGTTAACTCTCAGGATGCAAGGCACGATATCGATGCTAACTTTAGGATGCTACGGGCAAGGTCTGTAGACCTCCAACAAGGTACACCGATTGCAGCTGGCGCACTGAAGACGAATAAAACCAATGTTATTGGTCCGGGCCTAAGGTTTAAAGCTAATATCCGATATGAGGAATTGGGGTTAACGTTTGAAGAAAAGAACGCATGGGAACGGAAGACCGAACGTGAGTTCGCAATGTGGGCGAAGCACTGCGATGCACGCGAACAGACTGATTTTTACGGAATTCAGGCTCTAGTGTATTATGAAAAACTATTGTACGGCGATTCATTTGTAAATTTACCACTGCTGTTTAATCAAACGGATAAGAATCCTTACCCGTTGCGATTGCAGATTGTTGAATCGATTCTTGTAGCTTCTCCGCCTAAATATATGGGACGAGAAGAAGACGAGAATAACGACGTCATTCACGGCGTTAAGTTTAATAAATATGGCGCCGCCGTTGGCTTCTACGTATTAAATAAGCTGTATAACTCTTTTAATGATGATCATGACTACACATATATTCCGAAGTACGGCACACAAACCGGGCGGCGTAATATTATCCAGGTTATGACGATTGAGCGAAGTGGCCAGTTGCGTGGCATCCCTATATTGTCTCCGGTAATCGAGGATTTGAAAGTGCTTAGCCGGTACAATGATGCGGAAGTCATGAAGGTATTAGTCAATGCCTTGATGGCCATCTTCATTGAATCGGAAGCACCGGACGACATGTCACTAGGGACTGCGATTGACGAAGACGATCAAGTGGATGCTGATAACGATGAAACAATCGAATTAGGCAATGGCACAGTTAACGTATTGGCGCCTGGTGAAAAAGTGAATGTAGCCGAAAAAACGCCAATACCAACGAGCTTTGCGGACTTTACGTCCTCACTTATTAGCCACGTAGGTGCAGCACTAGAAATTCCATATGAAATTTTAGTTAAGCACTTTGGACAAAGTTACTCCGCATCAAGAGCGGCGTTACTCGAATATTGGAAGTCTGTTGAAACACAACGTGCCGAATTTATTACTCAATTTTGCAATCCTATTTACGAGGAGTGGCTTACAATGGCCATTCTATTAGGTCGCATTGATGCGCCAGGTTTCTTTGATGACCCAATCATCCGAGAGGCGTGGCTAGGCGCTGAGTGGTACGGACCTTCACAAGGCCAATTAGACCCACAGAAGGAAGCTACTGCGGCAGAAATTCGTGTTAAGAATGCATTTAGTACTCGTGCTAAGGAAGCGGCAGAGCTTACGGGCATGGATTATGAAAATGAAATCTTACCGCAACGAATTCGTGAACACCAATCTATGGATGAAGGAGGCTTGTTAAATGAACAAGGACAACAAATTTCAGTTCAAAATTCGAACTCCGTTAAATCTGATTCAGGAAGCGGAGACGATTGACGTCGACATTTACGGCGTAGTCATGAATGGAGCCAGTTATTGGGACGAGGATACAGGCGTTTCTAACGTACTATCACAACTCCAAGGGTTGGATCCATCGCAAAACATCGTTCTACATGTTAACTCTGTAGGCGGCGAAGTATCGGCGGGCGTTACAATCTACAACCGATTGCGTGCATTACAAAATAAGAAATCTGTTATTATCGAGGGCCTAGCGGCATCTATTGCTTCTATTATTTCAATGGCAGGCGATGAAATTCATATGGCTCTGGGTAGTGAAATGATGATTCACAATCCAAGCTCATATGCATTTGGTGAAGCAGATGATTTTGAGAAAGCCGCAGAATCATTACGTAAAACAAAAGAAAACCTTATCGATATTTACGAAGCCCGCACAGGGTTAACTCGTGAAGAAATCGCAACCATGATGGATGACGAAACTTGGTTAACAGCAAGGGAAGCATTGGAAAAAGGATTCTGCACAAGTGTAGATGAATCCTTGCAAATGGTTGCATGCCGTAAAGGCACTGACTTAATTGTCAATGGCTTACCAATGAGTATGGATGTACTCAAAGGGTTGCCTGTTGATAAATATGAAGAGAAAGGAGAGGAGCCAATGGAAGTAACTGTTGAATTGTTGCGAACTGAATATGCGGAAGTATATGATGAAGTATTTAATGCAGGCGTTGCTACTGAACGCGCACGTTTACAAGCCCTTGATGGGATTAATAACGGGGCACGAGCAGAAGTCATCAATCGTGCTAAATACGAAACATACGCTACTGTTCAAGATGTAGCTGTTGAATTACTCAACATGCCTCAACCTGAACAACCAACTAATCAATTACAACAACTACTGCAAGATGCTAACAATGCATCTAATCAAGTTGACACGGTCCCTGGTCAAGTACTTGACGAGGATATCGAGGATATCGATGATTCCGAAAAGACAATGCAAATTGTTGATCGTGTAATGAAAGCACGCAATAAGAAATAAGGAGGGCAGATAATATGCCATACGTGGAAGAACAAAAGTTAGAGTACAAACCTCTAATCGCTGGCACACAAATGCCAGTCGTTACTAAGAAAGTAACAATCGGTCAAGATGCTGCAGTAATTAAGGCAGGCACAGTATTAGAATTAGAAGCTACTTCTAAAAAAGCTAAACGTGCGGATACAGATGTATACGGTGTAGCGTTAGCTGATATTGATGCTACGAAAGGCGATGTAGTAGCCGAAATTGCTGTAACAGGTGAATTTGCTACAGCGAATTTAGTATTTGCTTCAGGCAAAACAGCGGAAGGCTTCACAGCAAAAGCTGAAGCCCGCAATATTTATTTCCGTTAATAAGGAGGATACATGGATAATATTTACGCACCAAAAACACTTGCTGCGGTGGTTCGTCGTACTCCCGATGTGCCATCTTTTTTGAAAGACTTATTTTTCAAAGATACAAAAACATTCTTAACAGAAACAGTTTCATTTGACATTGTAAAAGGTCGCCGTACTATTACACCTTGGGTGGCACCTAACTCTACGGCACCTTTATCTCAACGCACAGGCATGACTACAACCACGTATAAACCTGCGCAAAAGAAAGAAAAACGCCCTATCACAGAAAATGATATCAAGGTTCGTTTAGCAGGTGAACAGCCATTTGCCGGCACTGTAACTCCTGAAGAACGTGCTATCCAACTTTTGGCGCAAGATACGCAAGAATTAAAGGACAACTTGGTACGCTCTCAAGAAGTTATGGCAGCGGACGTATTACTCAATGGTCAGGCACACATCAAAGGCGAAGGCATTGATGACGTTGTAGACTTTAATTTTACAAATAAAGAAACATTATCTGGTACCGCACGTTGGGGCCAATCTGCTGCAGAAATTGTGGCTAACATCATCAAATGGAAAAAGAAATGCTTGAAAGCATCTGGTTTTAATCCAAATACGTTGGTCATGAACTCTGAAACATTAGAAGTAATGCTTTCTGATAAAAAAATCTTGGCATTATTTGATAATCGTCGTACAGAAATGGGTCTTTTGCAATTCGAACAAATGGCGGAAGGTGCGGTGTATGTTGGATTCATGGGCGGTCAAATTCAATGTAATGTGTTTACTTACGATAATTACTATGTAGATCCAACAGATGACCAAGAAAAGGAAATGGTACCTACCGGTAAATTGTTGGTAGCTTCTGATATGGCCAAATTCACTAAATTGTATGGTGCGAATACAATCATCCCTGGTGAAGGTATGGACTTTGTAACCTATGAAGGCGAATATGTATTACGTCGATTGGTTAATCGTGACCCAGATGCGGTATTTTTAGAATTACAATCTCGCCCTATTTACGTTCCATTTGATGTAGATTCCTACTTCGTAGCGGACGTATTGTAATTGAAAGGAGGTAAGACTAATGCCTGTACAAGCTAAGCACGCGATTAATACCGGCGATTATGTGTATAATCCAGGTGATATCATCTCCGATTTAACTGTAGAAGAAGAACAGCGCCTAATTCGTTTAGGCGCAGCGGTTGTAGTTGGTGATGATAAAAACAATGCAGAAGACTCGTTAGCCTCAGCTCTTGGCGTTATGACAAATGCGGATATCGCGGGTTATGGTAAATCTATTGGGCTTGATTTTGCAAGCAAAGCCACAAAGGCGGATATGATTTCCGATATCCTTGCTTCTGATGCGGACGTCAACTTGGAACTCTTATCCGATGACGCACTTCGCGTAATGGCATCTGCTGAACAATTGGATGTTCCGGAAAATGCCACTCGTGAAGAACTCATTGACATCTTAGGTGAATAATCATGGGATTTAAGGACTTTGCGCAAAATGACATTGAAAAGGTGTTTATCAATTCCAATGAATTTGCCGAAGTACATAATCTAAATGGTACGCAATGCTATGCAGTGGCGGAAGGCCTTACCGATAAGCAGCATGTCGAAATCATGGGCCAGGATATTGATGGGTTGATTTACGATACGATTATAGTACACGTGGCCAAGCGGGATTTACCTGAGGTGCCGGAGTACAATCAAATCTTTCGCTTTAACGGCCGCATTATGATGGTCCAATCCTGTGAAGATGACATGGGTATGCTAAGCATTGTCCTTAGGGGGAATAACTCGTGAGCGTAACTATTGACATAAAAGGGCTGAAAAGCGGGCTGGCTAAGATAGACGCATTAGTTGTTGGTACTCCGAAGACTACTGCAAAAGCTATCAACAAAGCATTGCCTAAAATCAAAAAGGCTACAGTTGATCGTGTTAACGAAGAATACCTAATTACTAAAGCGAATATTAATAAAACCATAAAGGTGGATAAGGCGGGCATGACATTATCTGCCTTTATTCGTTCTAAAGGTAGACCAATAGCCCTAACTAAATTTAGAGTTACGCCAAAAAGTCCGCCTAAACGGAGAGGGCGTATAGTCAAAGCGCAAGTAATGCGGAATGGTGGCGGAGGGCCAATCCCTAATGCTTTTATTGCTCGTATGAGAAGTGGACATATCGGGGCGATGTATCGTAAAGGTGCAGACAGGTATCCGATAGGGCAATTTCATGGCCCATCAGTACCAAGCATATTGGGAGATGCCAAGATATCCGCTTTTGTTGGGGATAAAGCAGAGCAGGAATTGCAAAAGCAAATGGAACTCGCACTTGACGCATTAATAGGAGGGTAATCGATGACACCTACGCAATTAGCAACCGATTTGGGGGCGTTCCTAAAACAGGTGCATGCAAACTATTTTAGTGACGATGCACAGGTAAAGGGGAATCCTTTACTGGTTGTACCTGGATTTTTAAAAATGAAAGAATCATCTAAGGAGGACCAATATCCACATCTTGTTATTCGAATTAATAAGATAGAGGATACCTTGCAGGGGTCAACTGTCCAACTATTTCTAATCCACGGGGTATACTCCGAAGATGTGGAAAAAGGTTGGATGGAGATTACTAACTTTTTGGAGACAACAAGGCAAGCGCTACTGGCCCATCCCGTTATTGCTAAGCGATACCGTTTAGTGATGGATGATAAACACGGAATTGATACCGATATCCCTCCGGATCAAGCGTATCCGTATTGGGAGGGATTTATGACGGTTAAATATGATATCGAACAAATACGAGAGGAGATGATTATTTAATGGCAAAAGCTGATGCACCAGTTGAAGTTGTAAATGAAACAACAGAAATTGCGGAAACAACAGTTAAAACTAAAGATGCTAAACAAGTAATCTACTTAGGTCCTAATAGTGCTGAATTAGGTCTTTCCACAGGTACCGTTTATATTGACGGTATTCCTGCTACTGTAGGTGAAGATAAAGCAATGCTACGCTTATTGTTTGTACCTATTAATAAGATTGCAGAAGCACAACAAGAATTAGCAACAGAAGGTACAGCGATGAATACCGCTTACCTTGAATTTAAAAAAGGAGGTCGTAGATAGTGGGAAACTATAGACACGGAATTTATACAAGGGAGGTACCTACTTCTCTTATTTCTATGACAGAAGCTACGGCAGCCTTACCGGTTTATGTCGGCACCGCGCCTGTGCACTTAGCTACAGACCAAGCGGAAGCTAATAAAGCCGTATTGTGCTACAATTACGCATCTGCCACTACTCAATTGGGGTACTCCAAAGAATGGGACAAATACACATTGTGCGAAGCGATGTATTCCCAATTCTCTTTATTTGGAATGGCGCCGGTTGTTTTTATTAATGTTCTTGATCCGAAGAAACATAAGAAGACTTTGGCCTCCACGCAAAAACAAATTCAGGATAAAGTCGTAACAATTGAAGACCCGGTATTACTCAATACGTTAAAGGTATCTGCTACCAATGGCGGAGCAGCATCAACTATCAATGTTGATTACACTGCGACATTTAACGATGAAGGCAAATTGCTTATTGGGATTGTATCTACAGGGGCACTTAATAGCGCAACATCTGTTTGGGTATCTTATGATTACGTAGACCCATCTATGGTAACGGCAGATGACATCGTCGGCGGTGTGGATACTGAAGGTAAGCGTAAAGGTTTGGAACTTATTAATGAAGTATTCCCTCGCTTTGGCTTAATCCCTGGTAACTTATTGGCGCCAGGCTGGTCTCATAACACGCTTGTAGCAGCAGTTATGAAAGCAAAAGAAACTACTATTAATGGCATGTTCCAAGCTATGTCCTTGTGCGATGCACCTACGAATGAAATTAAAAAAGCAACTGCCGTTAGTGAATGGAAAAATAAAAAGAACTACGTCGATGAACGTCAAATTTTATGTTGGCCAAAAGTAGCGTTAGCTAATCGTCAATTCCATTTATCCACACAACTCGCAGGTCTTATGGCTAAGACAGACGCTAAATATGACGATATTCCTTACAAGTCTCCATCTAATGAGTCCTTGCAAGCAGATAGCGCCGTATTAAAAGACGGTACTGAAATCTATCTAGGCCCAGATGAAGCCGCGTATTTGAACGGCCAAGGTGTCGTTACTGCGCTTAATTTCATCGGTGGCTGGAGAGCCTGGGGCAATCGTACCACAGCGTACCCATCTAATACAGATGTTAAGGATTCTTTTATTCCTGTACGCCGTATGTTTAACTGGGTATCCAATACGTTGATTACTTCCTTCTGGTCTAAAATTGACGACCCAGGGAACAAGCGTTTGATTAATAACGTAGTGAATAGTGCCAATGCGTGGCTAAATGGGCATACAGCATCCGGTGCGCTTCTTGGGGCCCGCGTTGAATTTTTGGAATCTGAAAACCCTACAACAGATTTGTTGAACGGAATTTATCGATTCCATGTATATTTAGGTGTGCCAACGCCAGCTCGTGAAGTCGATTTCATTCAAGAATATGATTCGTCTTACATGAGCACATTATTTAATTAAGAGGGAGGTAACTCATGGCTAAACATAGAGATAAGTTGATTGACTTTGCCATTTTTAGCTCTGGCAGAGAATTATATGGTTACGCCGATGTAACCTTACCTGATATCGAATTTATCAGCGACACCATCAAGGGCGCGGGCATTGCCGGCGAAGTTGATTTGGGGGTACTTGGTCAAACTAAGGCAATGAACATGTCCATTAAGTGGAATACTATTGACAAAGATGTGACCGACCTTGCTAGTCAAAAGGTGCATGATATCGAAATTCGTGGCGCGCAACAATTATATGATTCTGCTAAAGGTGAATTAGTACCGGAAGCAGTTAGCGTATATGCCAAAGTGATGCCTAAGAAAATCGGTCTTGGCAAATTTGAACAGGCAAGTAAAACCGATACCTCTACAGAGTTTGAAATTGTATATTTCAAAATGACTGTCGGTGGTAAAACTCGTACTGAAATTGATAAATTTAACTATGTTTGTGTAATCAATGGTGTTGATTACTTAGCATCCGTAAGGGAGGCATTGGGTAAATAATGGCTACATATGATCGCGAAAAGCTAATTGATGGCTTAAACAATTTAACTGGGTTTGACTTCACAAAGGCGGAACTTCGTGTCCGCCGTGAAGGCGATATGACCCCAGACGTTACATTTTCTAAACGATTTCAGGCAGAAGTTGCCGCCATAGCATTAAAGGAAAGTGCAAAGGTATTAATGACAATGCCAATTTCTGAATTTACTGAAATGTGCGCAGAGGTAAGCGTTTTTTTATTGCGTGGTTCGGTAGAGAAACTGGGACTTCTCCCGGACAACAATGCCGAAGAATTGCCATCAGGCTTAGAGACTGCGGAGGCATAGACTTTTGGATGTCTACTCCAATTGCTGAAATAGCAGATTGGATAGACGATTTAGAATTTGTTCTTGAAGATGAAAAGCGCTTGAGGGAGGAAGAGGACTAATCCATCAAGCGCTTTTTGCGTACACAAATTTAAAAGAAAGGAGGAACTATGGCGGGTAAAGTATTTGAGATTGCTTTTGCTATAAATGGCGCATTAGCACAAGGATTTAAAACATCGATGCAGCAAGCCAAAGGCACGTTGACGCAATACGGCTCTAAAATGACTGAGTTGAAAGCGCAGCAAAGAGCTTTAGATTCTGCATTAAAGCAAGGCGTTATTTCCATGGACTCGTACCGCAATGCAACAGAGAAGGTTGGTAAGGCTTTAGACCAAACGGCAGCTAAAGACGCAAAACTCAGAAAAGCAATGCAAAATAAAATTGCTGCTGACGCTAATGCTAAAAGTGCTCGTAGTGATTTAGGTAGCACTATGGCTACTACTGCAGTCATGGCCGCTCCGCTCGTTGGGATGTTATCTAAAGCGGCAGACTTTGAAGCAGTGATGTCCAAGGTAAAAGCAATCACCGTATCTGACGATAAGGCAATGCAACAATTGACGGCCACTGCTCGAGAACTCGGTGAAAAAACGATGTTCTCCGCCACACAAGCAGGCGAAGCCATGACATATCTCGGTATGGCCGGTTGGAATTCTCAACAAATCATGGCCGGTATGCCGGGGCTATTGAACTTGGCTGCAGCTAGCAATACGGATTTAGCGCGTACTGCTGATATCGTATCTGATGACCTTACTGCCTTTGGATTAAGTGCCGAACACGCAGGCCATATGGCGGACGTATTTGCTAAAACTACAACTAGCACGAATACAACCGTTGAAATGTTGGGTGAAACAATGAAGTACGCAGCGCCAGTAGCACACGCCTTTGGTGCAAGTTTAGAAGAAACGGCAGCACTTACGGGGCTTATGGCCAATAGTGGTATCAAGGCATCCGCTGCGGGCACAGCCTTACGTTCCGGGTTCTTGCGTTTGGCAGGAACTTCCTCAAAATCGACTAAAGCGATAGAGGAAATGGGGCTTTCATTAAGCGAAGCCACAGCGCAACAAGAAGAAGCCAAAGCCGCATTAGACAGCCTGGGTATTGCTATGAATGATACCAATGGACCACGCAAGATGAGCGCAATTGTTCGCGACTTAGCTGATAAGACCAAGGACATGAGCAAGGAGCAAAAACTTGCTACCCTTGCGACTATCTTCGGAACCAACGCTGCATCAGCTTGGGTAGCTGTAATTGATCAAGGACCGGATGCGTTAGATAATTTGACGAAAGAACTTGAAAACAGTGACGGCGCAGCTGCTACTATGGCTGAAACAATGCAAAATAATGCACGGGGCGCTATGACACGATTACAGTCCGCGACTGAGTCAGTGGCAATTTCTATAGGAAGTACGATGTTGCCTACCCTTGCAGAATTGGGTGATTCATTAGCAAATGAAGCTGCGTATGTATCAAAAGTAGCAAGTGAGCACCCCGAACTTACTGAAGCTATTATCAAAACAAGCGTTGCAGTAGCGGGTATGGTAATTGCCTATAAAGCAGTGAAAGCGATTTATTTCAGCGTAACGGCGGCACATGCGGCTTATCGGCTTATGATGGAATCGGAACGTATGGCAACTATGCGCAATGTGATTGCATCAGGCGTCCATAAAGCAGCGATGATAGCAGGCACAGTTGCGACCTATGCGGCCGCGTCGGCGCAATGGTTGTTAAATGCGGCGATGAGTGCTAATCCGATAGGATTGGTGATATTAGCTATCGCCGCATTAATTGGTGTTTTGGCATGGTTAGTCACTCATTTTGAAATTGTGTCCGACTTCTGCACATCGATGTGGGAATCCCCTACAGCTGCCATTATCGCGTTCATGGCAGGCCCTATAGGGTGGCTGATTTATGCGGCAATGGGGTTAATTGCTAACTGGGACCAAGTGAAAGCCTGGTTCACTCTATTATGGGAAGACCCTAAAGCAGCGCTTGGCCAATTCTACGACTGGGTGATGAGTAAACTCGGAGGCCTGTTTGATTGGATTAGTGAAAAATGGGAATGGGTTAGATCCATTTTTAGTAAACCAATTCAAGCAAGAGTAGAAGGCACGGCAACAGCTAATGGACAATCCGTACAACATAACGCGAAAGGCGGTATTTATGGGAAAGGCGCGTTCCTTACTACGTTTGCCGAAGAATCTGATGAAGCTGCGATTCCCATCAATGGTACACCAAGGGCCGAAGCCTTATGGCGTCAAACTGGTGCTATGATGGGGCTGTTACCAGGCGAAGGTAACTCTGCTGTATCCGTATCAGCACCAATCAACATCACTATTAATGGTAATGCCGATGCAAGTGCGGTGCAACAAATTAAAAGTGCAGTAGGTGGTGCAATGGATGACCTAGAGGCGCGCCTTGCTGAAATCCAAAACCGGAAGGGGCGTGTAAGTTATGCCTAGTAATTTGCGCTATGTGACTATCAAACTGCAGTATGACCAAAAGGACATCACACAAGACCTGGTTCCGTATTTAAAGGATTTCAGCTTTAATGACGTGATGTCGGGAGAGGCCGATGACATATCCATTACTTTACATGATATAGAAGAGCTTTGGATGTCCGATTGGTTCCCTGAAAAAGGGGCTAAGCTAACCGCATCAATCGTATTTCACAACTGGAATGAACCTGGGGACGAGATAGAGATGAAATGCGGGCAGTTTGAAATAGATGAAATTACCTGTAAGAATCCACCGCATGAAGTCACTATCGGTGCTGTTAGTGTTCCAGATGAATCCAAGTTAAGAGGGGAATTAAAGAGTAAGTCATGGGAGAAGACTACTCTAAAAGCTGTTGCGGAGGAGCTCGCAAAAGGAGCGGGGCTTGAATTGTTTTACGATACACCTGAAACAATCAATTTAGACAGGGTCGAGCAATCGGACCAATCTGATTTAGAATTCTTGATGAAAGTCTGTAAGGATAACGGACTGGCGCTAAAGGTTTCGGATAAGCAAGTGATTATTTTTGATGAAACAAAATTCGAAACAGAAAAAGTAGTTGCAACGCTAATCAAGGGCCCAATGCCTACGGACCTTACAGAAGAACAAATTAAGGAGCTTGGGGAAGTCATTCCTTATCAAGGTAGCTATTCTTTAAAGACGTCATTAAAGGAGGTGTATTGGGGCTGTCACGTAAAGCATAAGAGTACTAAACAAAAGAGTACTATTGAGTATACGTTCAAGGACCCTCACAAAACGCAAGGCAAGATATTACAAGTTAACCAGAGCTGTGAAACACAGGCGGAAGCCGAACGTTTGGCCAAGAAAAAACTACGCGAGAAGAACAAGAATGAAATCACCGGTTCTGTTGCTATGCTTGGCCATATGGTGTTGGCTGCATCAGCCACAATCAATTTAAAAGGATTCGGTAAATTCGATGGTAAGTATATCATTAGTAAATGCTCCCATAAGGTAGGGGGCGGATATACACAAAGCCTAGATATAAGGAGGTGCTTAGATGGATATTAGTGTAGCGTTAAAAAATTTAATTCGTGACGGCATCGTATCTAGTACTGACCCCTCTACCATGACGGCAAGAGTAACATTCCCGGACCGCGATGATTTAGTTTCGTATCCACTCGAAGTACTTTCACACGGATCACAAAATAATAAACACTACTGGATGCCAGGTGTTGGCGAACAGGTATTGTGTTTATTCCTACCACAAGATAATAATTTGTCCCAGGGCTACATCTTAGGCACTACGTATAATGCCAAGGATAAGCCCTCTTTTAATGGACAGAATATCCACGGCGTTAAATTTGCGGACGGCTCGACCGTCTCCTATGATGCGGACGGTGGAGGCCTTGTTATTAATTGCACCGGTAATTTAACTATCAATGCTCCTTCAGGGGATGTAGTGGTTAACGGAATTAGTTTAGTATCTCATACACATGGTGGCGTCGTTCCTGGTGGCGGTAATACAGGAACGCCGAATTGATAGGAGGTGAGTAACATATCATTATTTAGTAAATTAGGCAGTACTGCTGCCAACTATAAGAAGAACCTTAATTCACAAGGTTTAAAGAATTTACAAAATACACAATTAGGCGATGTGGCTTACTCTCGCCTATCTAATTTAGCGGATAAGTTCGGCCTAGGAGGATACTTACCACAACGCCAATTAGGAAGCTTTGGAAAAATTGTGTTTGTGGCATCCTCCCATACGGTGCGTACGTTCGATGCGTTGGCACGGAATATCAGTGCACGAACAGAGTCTCAAGAAATCATAGGGCAAAAGCCAATACTTGAATTCCTGGGGCCTGATGCAGATGAAATTTCTTTTACAATGAACTTTAATAAGCTATTGGGCGTTGATCCTTTAAAAGAAATTGAAGCGGTGGCCAAGATGTGCCAAGAAGGACAAGCCGAACAGTTGATTATTAATGGTAAGCCATTTAGTGAACACAAATTACTGATTACCAGTATAAGCGCCGCGATGAATACGATTGATAATCGAGGTAATGTATTGTCCGCATCCATTAATGTGACGCTGAAGGAGGCCCCTGATATTCCTAAAGTTGTAATCACACCTAAACAAGGGGGCGATACGAATGCAAATTGATGTAAGCGCTCGCCTTGATGGCATTGATTTTGCGCCGAAGGATGTTCTTACTGAAATCATTCAAAATGTGCGAACCATTATTTCTACAACGCAATTTTCTGTGCCCCTTGATAGGCGATTTGGTATTGATGGAACTGTTATCGATTTACCACTACCAGTAGCAATGGCCAGAATATCTGCAGAGGTGATTCGGGCCATTACTGAATATGAGCCACGATGTAGAGTTGTATCCGTTGATTTCGAGAGCACAGTTACAACTGATGCGGAGGAAGGGCACTTGATACCCAAGGTATCGATTGCCATAAAAGAAGAATGGATAGAAAGTGTAGGTGGCTATGAATCAGTATAGAACCATCCAAGGCGATATGTGGGACGGTATCGCATTTAAAGTGTATGGCAACGAAGCATATATGAACGTGCTGCTAGAAGCCAATCAAGAGTACGCCCAATATGTGATATTACCCGCTAACCTTATTTTAAAATGCCCTGATGTAGATATAAGGGCGACTATTAATTTACCACCGTGGAGGCGATAATAATGAATTTACCAGAAATCAACTTTGTCACGGCGGATAAAGAAGCCGTTGAAAAGGAAATATTCGCCCTCTACACCTCTGTTACTGGGCGAAAGTTAGCACCGGCAGACCCTATTCGTTTATTTCTATTAGCGATTACTAACATTGTGATTTTATTGTTAAACCGCATCAACGATACGGGCAAGCAGAATCTTCTGGCATATGCTAGGGGAAATAACTTAGACCATATCGGCATTGCGTTAGGCGTGGAACGCTTACAAGCTACGGGCGCAGTCACTACTATGAAGTTAACCGCATCAATGGCAAGGCCCGAAGGCATAGCCATTCCAAAAGGTACACGATTTACTTCGGGAGATAACGTGTTTTTTGCAACTACAGAGCCTTACTATCTATCTGCTACACAAACCACGATACAAGTAAAAGCGGTATGCACAGAAGCTTCAGCTAAAGGGAATGGATATCCAGCCGGGGCGATTACCACTCTTGTTGATCCGATTCCGTATGCCGCAAGTGTAACCAATATTACAATCTCTGAAGGTGGTGCTGACACGGAATCGGATGACGCGTTCCGTGAACGTATCAGGGAAGCGCCTGAAAGCTTCTCTTGTGCAGGGGCCGAAGGGGCCTATGAGTTTTTTACAAAAAAAGCATCAGCCCTTATTAGCTCCGTGAAAGTGGTATCGCCTAAACCGGGAGATGTAGTTGTATATCCAGGTCTTGTATCTGGTGAAATTGCCAGAGAAGAAATTCTTAAATTAGTGGAAACCACTCTCACAGATAAGAAGGTGCGGCCACTTACCGATAATGTATCTGTAAAAGCGCCAATTGCTAAGAATTATAGTATCGATATTCAGTACTACATTGATTCGGATAATTCGTATTACGCCGACACGATCAAGAGTCGAGTCGATGCGGCGGTTACGGATTATATACAATGGCAATCCGGAAAAGTAGGGCGTGATATCATTCCATCTGAATTAATTCGCCGTGTAATGGAAGCAGGGGCTAAACGTGTTAGCGTAGCCTCCCCTGTATTTATTGTCGTGAAAGACGGCAAAAAGGAAGATGGCTACCAAGTGGAATTGGCGCAGTGTACTGGTAAGACTATCACATATGGGGGTGTAGAGCATGAATGATCTCTACAAATTCAAATTAAAGGATACGCTGCCGAGCTCGATTGCTAATGATGCTAATGTTCAGGCCTTAGCTGAAGTGGTTACGTTGAAACTTATGGCGTTGATGCCTTTCGTGGATAGACTAACTATCTTGTCGCATCTTAATGAGTTAAGCACGCCAATACTAGATGAGTTAGCCTGGCATTTACACGTTGACTTCTACGATGAAGCTGTAGCGAGAGAACAAAAGATTAAATTAATTTTGAGTTCTATTGCGTGGCATCGAAGAAAAGGCACCGTTGGATTAGTAGAAGAAGCTATCGGCGAATTGTATTCAGAATGTGAGGTTGTGGAAAACTGGGCTTATGATGGCGGCGAGCCTTATCATTTTAAGCTACAGATGTCCGGTTATATGATGACGCCTAATATACGGGAGCGCGTGCTGCGTATATTAGAATTCGTCAAGAATAAGCGGTCCTGGTTAGATGGTATCGAATATGTGCACGCTATTAATTCAGGTGGTGTGTATGTTGGTGGTATTGCAACGGCTGCGGGCAGTGCTGTAGCTGAACCTAGCCTTAAAATCTCGACAGGTCCACAAACGCAACAGCTTTATATCGGTGGCGTAATTACTGTTCACCAATTTATTCACATATAGGAGGTTTACATGGCAAAATATCCTGCCGTCATTACTACAATGGCGGGAACAAATACTATTGCGGAAGCTAATGCGAGTAAGCAGGCTTTGATTTTTACAAAAATAGTTATCGGTGCAGGCGACATGCCTGCATCAATTCCACGCGCTACGGCATTGACTGATAAGCGTTTGGAATTAGCGATTACTAAAAGCGTTAAGACAGGTGATGGTCAATTCATGGTGCAAGGGCTGTTATCAAATAAGAACCTTGATGCCGGTTTTTACGCACGAGAAATCGGGCTTATGGCAAAAGCCGGTGAAAACGGTCAAGAGGTGCTTTTCTCCTACACAAATGGGGGCAACTACGTTGACTACATCCCAGATAAGAATACGCCAATGGATAGCTACACATTTACGATTACTACTGTGATTGGCAATGCGGAAAAGGTGCAAGCGGTTATTTCGGATAACGGAGTAGCCTCTGTGCATGATCTGGAGGCGCATAATACGGACCCAGGAGCTCACGGTGGGCTACTTCAGAATTTAAAGAATCAATTATCTACTCATAACACAGATATTTCATCGCATCCAGCAATTACAGATGCGATTGCAAAAATCCTTGGGGCGACTGACTGGCAAGAGAATCCAGTCGCTACTCTGAAAGATATAAAAACCAAGCTAGGCGAAGGTGGAATAGTGGCGCAACGCTTTGGAGAAAGCGGGTTCGTGAAGTATGCCAATGGATTCACTATCCAATGGGGAAAGTCAGACATCGCAGTTACTAGGACTATATACGATGGGGC